TTCCCGCGTATGCGGGGATTGAATCACTACGCCCACGACTGCAGTGCCTGCTCAAGCGTGATCGGCTTCTGAGAATCATGGGGCATGAAGTCATAAATGCTGAAAGGCTCTGGGCGCTTTTTTGGATCGCGGTCTTTGTTCGCCAAGATCGAAGCTAAGAGAGCGAATCCCCGCTCAACCCGCATGCCGACATGCAGCGAGCCTCGCAAATCCCTGAACTTCGCCCATGAACGAAACTCGCGCAGGCTCAGACTTTCCTTGGCTTCCGCGATGGTTTTGCCGCCGATCCCACAGAGGACGAGCTCGTGCCAGAACTCTTCGAGGTCGGTGAGCTCGTCGTCTTTCCCAGGTTGTTCACCTCATGAATAACGGCCAGCAGCGAAACGGTGAGCCCGCCGTCGAGGGCGCCCAGGCGCTTGGTGCTCTCCGGATCCTTTGCGCGCTCAACAGGGTCAATCGGGCCGTGGATGATGTCCGCCACAGTGAACACTGGGGCGCCTTCCTCGTCGCAGATGCTCGCCGCAATGCGCCCAGCCACGCTGTCCTGCTTGCCGTTGATTGCAAGCACATCACTGACAGCGGTTTGATATCCCATCGGGCGCACAAAGACGGTCGCGGTGAATTCGTTTTCACCTTGTTTCCAGGTAATCGCTTTTTCCACCGGGCGACCAGTGAAGGCCCCGGCCTGCTTAAGGTTCTCAATGCTCAGCTTCATGTCCAAACCCTTAAGGTGTTTTGCGGATCCAGGCGGAGCCGCCCGATCGTTGGATGGTTGCCGCGGTGGTCACAACGGTATTGGCAGCGAAGTCGAACGGAAAGTCGCTGACATAGCCGTCGAAAAGGAACCAGGTGCGGGTTGTCGGAAGCACAAAATCATCTCCTGCGACATTGAGCGTCGGCGGTGCAGTGCCATCAGACCAGCCGACCACCCAACTCACATTGCCGATGTCGTCGTCCTCCGACAGCTGATGCAGCCGCACGTGAGAGGCGTTGCGCGGATCGGCGTTGAGCGTCAGGGATGCCTGGCCCGGAGTACGCAAACCACGCAGGTACTTGCGAACCTTGTCGCTCAGGCAGGTGTCTTCAATCTGGTCAGCAGGGTTGCCGCCCGGGCTGAACGCCGTTGCGCACTGAATCTCGATCACTTCGAGCTCGGTCGGGTCGGCAACAGTAGGCACCAGCGCATAAATTTGTGTGCCTTGGGTCAAAATCGACATGGCTTTCTCCAAATGTCGGTCATAAAAAAACCCGCACATGGCGGGCCTGGGGCGGGAATTGATCTATCTGGGTACAAGCCAGTCGATGTCGAAGCTCGACCGGTAAAGCTTTGTTGCAGAGTCTTTGTTCTCGCCGCCCCAGCGAACCACGTTGGCCTTCAGTTCAATGGCACGGGCTATGGCGTCGGTGACGGACCGGGCTGAAGCCGCGGTCGCGGCATACACGTCGACCTGCAACGTGAAGCCGTCCATGTCAGGGCGCCCGGCCAGGTAGTTCTCCGGGCTGCCGGTGATCAGTTGCCATACCGCATATGGCCTGGCCACACCCTCTGGCGCCTCGCCGAAGGGGTACAACCGGTGAGGCGTGACCCCAAGCAATGCTTGGACGGCGGCATCAGCGGCGCACACGGCGAAGATTGGTGCTGCTGGCATCAGCTACTCCTGGACGACTTGGCCGCGCGCTTGGCCGCACGTTTGATCGCGCGGTCGATGGCTTTCTCGTATTCGGTTATGAAGATATCGGTCGCCTCGGAAATGCTCTGTGCAAATGCCGGTCGCATGAAAGGTCGAGCCGCGACTTTGGCGGTCCCAAACTCAACGAATCGCCAATAAAAGGTATCCCCACCGGGGTTGTCATGGCTGCCACCAACTGCGTACGTGCCTCGCCTGCCACCCTTTCGGGTATGCATATTGTTGTATTGCTTAGCACCACCGAGGACGCCAACCCGAAAGCCCAAATCGCCGCTGCTTTTAAATAATTTTCCGTTCCACCGGACAGTGATGTTCTTGGAAATGTCTTCGGAAGTATCTTGATCGTTTACCCGCCGAGCGCTTTCCTTGACCTTCTCGGACACAAAAGCGGCTGCTTTCCTCAACGCCGCCCGACCGCCTTTTCGCTTCAAGTCGTAGCTGATGGCTCCAAGCTTTGATACCAGCGAGTCAATACCTTTCAGCTGGAACTCCACGGTGTCAGCCATCGTTCACTCCCTTCGCCACCAAGATGGTGAGGTACTCAAGACCAGACACAGGGTCGGCCAGCGGCTCACCCTGAATGTCGTAGACGTCGCCGCGATGCAGGATACGCATCGTTGGCAACACGCCAGGGCGGTAGCGGATCACTATGCGCCCCGATGCTTCTGACTGGCCCGCCTGTGCGGCGATCAGATCGCGCGCGCTGAGCGGTTCAACTGAGGCCGGCACTTTATCCCACACAGTCTGCCAACTCGGCAGCATCTCGCCGGAGCCTGGATCCTGGACCAGCCCAGGGGCTTGAAACGTGATGCGATGCCGCAGTGATCCAGCTCTCATGTGGTCACCACTGGATCTGGCGGACCAGACCAATTTCGAGAAGCCCACAACAGCGATTCAACTGCCATTGGCACTTCGGCAGTGATGGTGCCAACCACGACGGCTTCACGGTTTGCGTACGAATGGCCAATCAGCAACAGCAGCGCCGCTTTGAAGCTGGCAGGGAAGTCATTGATTTCCAAGAGGTTGGGGTTGTCACAAAACCAGAGAGCCCATGCCAGTGCCGACTCGGCGTAAAGGTCTATGAGGTCGTCTTCGTCCTCGTAGTCCAGACGCAAGTGCTTGCGAATCAGCTCAATGGGGAGCAGATCAGCAGCAGTGACGGTCATTTTTTAGGGCCCTTTTCCTTCGGCTTGGTGTCTGCTTCGGCTTTCGCCTGGGCTTCTGCGTCATCATCGACGTATTCGGCCAGTTTCATACCTACCAGCGCTTCGGCGATATCGTCGGCAACGGGTCGAACCTCATGCTGATCGAAGGTGCCGGCGTTGAAATGCGAAAATTGTTGCAGCGCGCGAATCTTCTTCATGCTCAACCCGGGGCAGTTTCCTGCCCCGGTCCTATGGTTATGGCGTTGGTACGGTGAAGGTGCCTTTAATGATCGCGGTCGGACGGTAGTGCGTTACCGCCAGGCGTTCTTCACAGAGGATGGTCAGCATGTTCTTCACGAAGTTGTCGCGGTCCTGATTGCTGATTTCAATGGTCGCATCCATGCGATCCCAGATCTGCGAGGCCAGGTCGAAACCACCGACGGTGAAGGTGCCTTGGGCCTGGGCCTTGGTGGCCACCACCGGCAGGCCCCACATAACCTTGGCGGCGAATGCTGCAGGACCGCCGAAGATGTAGCGCCCTTCCGCGTCCTTCAACAGAGCGATGGCGTGCCAATCGCGCGGGTTGAGAATCAGGCCAGAGGCCTCAAACTCGGACTCGCTGGTTTGAAAGATCGCGTGAGCAATCTGATCGGCGCGGGTGTCGCCGGTAGCGTTGAGCCCAGTGTCATAGGCGGTGGCAACCTTGTTGAGACCGATCAGGTTGTCGCCGGTACCGTCGCCATTAAGCAACTGACCTTCTTCCACCAAGTCCAGGCCAAACAGCAGGCGACCATTAACGTACGACTCCAGCATCGGAGCGTCGTCCATGATCTGGCGAGACGCCTGAATCCAGTGAGCGATGGTTCTGACGTTGGCTGTTTCCTTGGTGAAGGTCAGTTGCGACTCAGGTTTGAGCGCTCCTTCGGCCACTGGCGCAGCGCTGTTGGTAAACACGTTCTCGCGTACGTATTCAATGGCGTTCGATGTAGTCCGACCTTGGGCAAGCAGGTCGCGGATGGTCAAACGACGCAGGCCGGGCATCAGGATGCCAGGGTTCTGCTGAGGCTGAACCAAGGCTCCAGCAGAAGCGGCACCAGATCCCAGGGCCTTGCTGAAACTTTTCACATCAACCTTGCCGGTGCTGGAGCCGTTCCAACCTTTCTTCAGGTCTTCGGCGGCGCGCTCGGCAAAGGATTTTTTGGTTTCTGGGTTGTCGAGACCGCCTGTAGCAAGTTTCGACTCCAGGTCAAACAGTCGGGTGCCGGCTGTTTTCAGTTCGTCCTGGACGGTCTGCAAATCAGACTGCAGCTTTTTGCTGATCTCGCCAGTGCTGGTAATTTCTTTCTTCTGCGCATCGAAAAGATCGGTCATGTTCTTTTGCGCGTCTTCGATCGCCTTTTGAATCTGGGCCAATTCGGACATGGTTTATTTTCCTACAGATGGGAAGGACTTTATGCGCTCCAGGAGCGCGGTGATTTCGCCACCTTCGGAATCACTCCGAACTGCGGACTTGAACCGGGCAATAAAGCCCAGTGCTTGCGACTTCGAGAGACCAGCCGAATCCCTCAGCCAGTGCTCTACATCGCGAATGGTGGTGATCGCCTCCATGCTTTTCATGGATTCGATCGTCGCCTGCTCGTTGGCAGGGAAGGTGCAAATGCTGATCTCGCGCAATGAGGCGACATTTTTGAAGGCACGACCGGTGGCGATTAAGTCGAAGTCGTCCTTCATCACTGTGAATCCGACCGACATGCCCTCAACCGTTTTGTGCTCCATGGCTGCACGCAGGTCATTCGAGACTGAAAGCCCGGGGGTCAATTCGCCGCGGACTATGAGGCCCTTGCTGTCTTCCTCAAGCGACTGCCACTTTCCAACTGGGATTTCCCAGGTCTTGTGGTTGAAGAACATGCCGACCTGTCGACTTTGCGTTGCCAAAGTTTTTTTATAGGCACCCGGAAGGATGATGTCGCCGTCCGAGTCGATGACGTCAAAGACACTGGCGTACCCCTCGAAAACCCCAGCCTTTCCGTCCGAAGAAAATTTGATTTCGGAATCGGTGAAGGCCAGCGTCTTTTGAATATTTGACATTGGATAGCTCCAGAAAAACTAAACCCCGCTCGGAGCGGGGTTTGGTTTGCCAAGTTGATCAAGCGGCACGTTCTGTGACTGTCGCGTCGCGACATCGCCACCAGGTAGTTTGGGCCGGTTGTTGACACGGCGGCCTTCGTTCGGTGTCAGCAGGCCTGTATCGATCAGAGTTTTCAGGTAGTTCGCCCGGGCAGCTGAATCGCCACTCAATAGGCCGTCTCGATTGTGCTCTGCATGGATTCGGCCCAGGTCTGCGGGCTTCACAAGCCAGCGCAGGATGCACCCCTCCCAAATCTCCAGGTATGGATCAAGGGCGTACTGAAGAAACCCCAGGTTCTGCTGCTCGATGCCGGAACCCCAACTGGTGGACTTCTCAACGTCTCCGACTAGGTGCGGCGGTACACCAAAGAAACGGGCCAACTCACTGACCTGGAACTTTCGGGCCGCCATCGTTTCTGCGTCCTGCGGACTCACTCCGATGGCTTGGGTGGTGAATCCACCCTCAAGAATCCACAAGCGTTTCTTCACCGGTCCGCCGGAGATCTCCTTGAAATTCTCCTCCACCTGGGCGCGCTGATCCTTGTTAAGGACCTTGCCCTCGCCTGTCATAAGTAACTGGGGAGACTTCGCACCGTTGGCATAGAAGTCGCGCTGCTGGTCTTCCATGGCGACAGCAACGCTCGCTGATTTAGCAGCGAAGGCGATCGGGGAAAGTCCGACAAGCCCGTTGAAGCCGAAGCCTTTGAGGTGGAATATTTCGCTTTGCTTAAAATCTGCGTACTCGGTGTCTCGGCGATATCGGTAGATAATTCGCTTCCCTTCGAGGCGAACGTCCATGTTGACCGACATCAGTGGCACAAGACTGATGACATCGCCGGCGCCGTTGCGCTCGATGAGGGCGTATGCGTTTCCGTAGTAACAAAGCTGCATCGTCATCGCGACGCGGAAGTCAAAAGCCGTCATGAAGTCGTTTGGCCGATACTTCAAGAGACGGGCCAGCGGATTGTCCAGTCCAACCTTTGAACGGTCCTCACCCTTTGTTTCGAACACGTCCAGTGGCATGCAGGCCGTTACGCTCGATATAAGACGCACGCAAGCGAAAACCGTGGATATTTGCAATGAGCGCTCGTCTGTTACAACCGAGTCGCCAACCTGGCCGGTGGCGGATACCGGCCCCGTCTGCGACCCCTTGTTTGGCGTCGACAAGCGTCCGCCGACAAAGAAGCTCGCCATACGCGCCCAGAAGGGACTGCGCGTGCGCAGGTCGATGCTGTAGTCGGTATCTGCCATTACATGCTCATCGGTCTGGATAGGAAGTCGTCGACAGAGCCCTGTACATCCGCATTCGCGAGTACTCGGCCTATCGTCATGATCAGCGCAACCGCGCCGTCGATCTTGTTGTCATCGCCCTGCTTGATTGGGCGCACCACGTCATCGTTGCCCGGAAGGAACTTGCCGATCACGTTGGCGACACACCACGTCATGATTGGGTTGCCGTCGTGATGGAATCGGCCGGCAGTGATAGCCGCTTCCAATTCCTTCATGGCGTCAGACATGTTGGTGTAGTTCTGCGTGATGGTGATCGGGTTGAACCCCTCGTCATCGAGGTCATGGCTCAACCCGGTCGCACCATGGGGGTCAATCGGTGACTCGCGTAGCGGCGCGTGGTGATTGGCCTCCTTGGTGTCCTCCAGAATTTCGCGGTAATCGATCTCGGCACCATCAGTGACCTCCAAGTGCCCTGAGTTGACCCAAGCCTGGAAGCGCTCCGACATGCGCTTGTTGTCGCTGTTGTAGACCGTGTCGTAGGGCACCCAGAACTTCGGCGCGATGCTGAAGTAATGGGTCTTATTGTCGATGACACGCCAGAACAACCTGGCCCGGGAGTTCATGTCCAGCTTGCGTGCCAGGTCGAAGCCGGCGTTCCACTCCTGGCCCTCGAACTGCTCCAGGGTAAGCGTGGTGTCTTCGCAAGACTTCCAGTCCTCCATGTTGAAGAAGCCGGCCTTGGCGCTCACCCAGAGATTCAGGTGCTTCGTTTTGAAGGTGTTGGTGAAACGCGCCGAGCGGATCGCCCTCGCCTGCTGACTTTCCAGATACTCCTGAAATACCGAGACGCCGTGGTTCGGGTTGGCCTTGGCCAGCATCTTCGGGTCGGTCCAATCGTCGCCTTCATCGAGCGTCCAGATCCACCCGAACAGCTCTTCATCGGGGACGGTGCCCTCCAGCATCTCAATGACTTGGCGGCGCTTGTCATAGCACGGCCCTTCGATATCTGCGCCGGCGGTGGTGATGATGAACATCAGAGGCTGACGACGAGCGCCCATACCAGTCAGCATCGTGTCGTATTGAGCCGACGTCGGGTGCTCATGGTATTCGTCGACGATGGCACAGCTTGGTGACGCCCCGTCGCCTGGGTTCCCGATCAGCGGCTCGAAGCGGCTGAAGTCGGAAGGGATGTTCATGTTCGAGGCATTGACCTCGATGCCGGCGGCCTCAATCAGGTGTGGCGACTTGCTGACCATCAGTTTTGCTGGACGGAAAACTTCCCACGCCTGTTTTTCAGTGGTCGCACCCGAGTACACCTCGGCGCCGAACTCGCCATCAGCAACGAACATGCTGATGCCCACACCGCCGGCGACGA